GTCCCTAATCGGACACCGAAGTCCGCTGACCCGGGGGCATATTCGGACACGCTTGTCTGATTCATAAGTCCTTATTTCTCGTTGCACGTAAATGCTAGACTTACGTGCGTGCGGTGCCGTCGCCGAGTCACTCGTCAGTGTCCGGGTGACTCAGGCGTGACAGCTCTTCGATCGCAACGTCGACGTATCCTCTCGCCTCTGCCAATGGAGGCTCGTTATTGGTTGCACTTGCTGCTGCCCGCAACACGCGCAACGCCATCTCTGCCACGCTTAATGCGGTGTCGATTGCTTCGTTGACTATCTTGATCTTCTCTGCCTTCGTCATCTCGCTTGCTCCTAATAATCACTTGGCTTCCACCGGCACGACCGCCTTGTACATCTCTGTAGTTAGCCAGCCCGTCTGTCGGCATTGCTTGCAGCCTATGCCGTTGCAGGCTGGGCAAACCGCGTGAGGCTTGGCCTTGGTTAGCCCCACTACTGCGTTGCTTATGTCTAGTGCCACACGCTTGACATCTAGGTGCGCACCGCCCGGACGTTGGCCTGCCTCGCCTACTCGCTTGCGTGATCGTGTCGATGGTTACATCGTCAAACGCCTCTTGCACGTCATCGGGCATTGGCCGCCCGTACTTGTCCGTCTCGATCTTGATCGGCTTCTCGCCTTTGGCTTCTGCTTGCTTGACGTCCTTGAGCGCTTTCGCAAGCGACACCTTGCCCGCGATTACGTCGTCAAGCTTCTCAGGCGCTTTGCGCCCAATCGTCTCAGCCTTTCTGAGTTGCCCAGCAGTAACACCGTGCGTCTTCGCCGCCTCGTAGCGGGCATCCTCATTTGAGACATGTTGGATGTCCGATGTTTGCGCATAAGCGCAAACATCTTTCCTCCGTAATGTCGTATATTCCTCGGCCTTGACGACAGCCGCCGCTATCTGCCCTTGCGTCATGTGCCGGCGGTTGCAGTTCTCGCTCAGCACGCGAGCCGCAGCCTGATCCTCCGTGCCCGAGAACGTCATACTCGACCAGGACAGCTTCAACTCGCAGCAGGCGCGGTATCTATGCCATCCGTCCAGCACCTTACCCTTGTAGATTAAGATGGGCCTATGCAAGCTGTTCCGGCCGATGTCGTCCTTGAGCCGTTGAAAGTCGGCGTCGCTCATGTCCGGGAAGATCGCCGAAAGGGGATGCCGTTCTAGTTGTCGCATGGATTATGCTCCTTGCCGTGCAATTCATTCGGAAACACCTGCAATACAGCCTCGCTGTATTCAATGCCAATCTTCCTTAGTGCCTCTACGCCAAATTCCGGCGCACCTCCGGTCATCCTCGCTACCTCGTTCATCAACAACATTCCAGCGATTCTTGAAAGCACAACAAATAGTTCGCCCACGGCGTCGTTGTGGTTCATTCTTCATCCTTCCCAGCATACTTGACCGGCCCGCCGAACAGGTCAGGCGCGTAGCCTTTGCGTATATTTTCCATCACGCGAGCGGCATGTGCCTGCACGTCCGTTAGCGTAGTGCCATAAAGAATGTCACCGCACGCGAGCGTCGCCTGCCACTCGTAGCCCTTGGCCCGCAATTCTTCATCCTTCGTTCGTTCGTATGTAACGGTCTCGCTCATGGTCTCCCTGCCTCCCTCATCCAATAAACCCACGCACTCGCAGCGATTGCCCTGCTCATGTTCGCTCCCTAGTCTTTCGGTCTTCCAGAATCTTCAGGCACTTCGTACAAGTCACAGCACTGTCATCCAGCGTCCAGCATTGGCGCCCTAGTCGGATCGGTCGCGGAGGATCGAAGCAGAGTGCCGACACCGGACCTTTGTCGTTGATCATCCCGGCCTTGTGATAGAGCTTGATGTCTCTATAGGGATCGTTTTCTCTCTGTGTTTTGCTCATCCTTCACCGCCCTCCTGCGCTTCGGGAGTTGACCACATGGGCGGCGAACTCAGGTCGTCACCCGCCGGGCCTATTGGCGTATCAATAACCTCCACGCGGAACACTTTGGGCTGCTCGGCATGGACAACATGAATGTCCGTGATCTTCGCGCCGCATGATGGACACACCAGGGGGAACACGGTACGCGGTTGAACCTGCCCGGTATCTGCGGCGTCTGAGCTTGCCCCGCACGTCGGGCACTGCTTCACGTCGGGCGCGTTGGCCTTGTGGCAAACCGGGCAAACCCAACCGACTGAGACGGTACGAGTGACTACGTTACGCTTGTGGACTTCCTCCATGGCCGCATCGAACTCGCGGTCCTCGCATTCCCCGCACTTTCCGCTGATTGGTTGTCCGCATTCTTTGCAGGACGGAAGTGGTCCTTTTTGTAACTTGTCACGGCAGGCATCGCATAGGTCTCCATGCTCGTAGAACCGACAAAACTCAGCGCTGTTGCTCTGCTCTCCGCAATCCGCACCACAGTTGCTGCACAACAATCGGTCTTCCGGTGTCATCACTTACCCTGCTTTATGAAGCGTGTGGTAATTTCAACTTCCTGAAAATCCGCAGTCAGCTTCTCGTAGGAGCCGTCACCGAACACGTCATCGAACTCCTCGTGGGTAAATGACGCTATGCGGCTGAAGGCCCAACTGTTGCATTCGATACTGTCGAATTTGATGCACACCTCACCGCTAGGCCAGGTCTCGTCGTCCAATCGGACCCACACTCGTTGAGTTGTCATCTCTTGTCCTCCCGGTCGGCGGCGATGCCGCGGAATAGTCGCAGGTATTTGCGCCGATTCTGCGCAGTTGAAGGCCCAAGTTTTATGCGAGTACGTCCTATCTTCACCGCGAGCCACCCCGCCCAAACGTATAGCCTCCATCGCATCTCAGGGTCGGGATAAACATAACCGGCCATTGGCAACGGCTGTCGTCGCGTCATGAGTTGTCCTCGCTGTTGGGAGAGACGAGGCGCATCGCCTTCCGCAACTCTCGCCTTTTCTTCTCTGCATCCCATGGGTTCCTTATCCTTAATTCGATGTCGAACGAATGGCCGTTACTGAATTCCAACAGGCAGAAGTTCGTCCCCCAAACCTTCCACGTCACCTTCTGCGGCGCGTATGCCATTTCCGCCACCCACGCCATGTTGTTCATTCCTTCATGTTGATGTCCACCCATTTAGCCACCTTGCGAATGTGGCGGATCAGGCACAGCGGAGAGCAAAAGAATGAACCCAGTTCGGTTCCGTGAACCTGGCACTCGCCCACAGGCTTCGAGTGATAGAGACTGAGCTTCCCGTTCGTCCCGTCGACCTTGATCCAACCGTGCTCGTAGATGTCCCGTCCATCATCGGGGCATTCGTGGTCGCATCCGTCACAGATGTAGTAGGTTTTCGTCCTTGCCATATTCAACCTTCATTCGGCCTCTCCGGCCTCCACGAGTCCGGGCAGGTCGTGCCGATGTAGCTTTTCGTGAGGTTTGTGTGCAACCACCAATACCGGCCGCAATCGCAGAACATTACCTGTCCAGACTTACTATCTGCTGGATGTTTTGCACGCGTTACGAGGCATTCATGCGGGCACTCCTGGAATCCGTACTCCATCGCTGGTTCAGGTGCCGTAGTCATGTCACTTCGCCTTTCTAGTCTTGTCGGGCACGAACCGGCCGCGGACGACAGTGCCACGAACGAGGTAGCAGCGCGGGACTTCAGCCAAATCTTCTTCGTACTCGTTGGCCAGTGACCGCGCCTTGCGCTTTGTCTTGTAAACACTGATGGGAGTCCCGACTCCATCCCGATGAAATACCGCCCACGCCACCTGTTTCTTTGTCATGTTCAACTCCAACCATCCAGCCGTGCCGAGTGGTTCAACTCGCCCTGTCACCGAAACAGAATGTGCCCGAGCAAGATTCCCAATACAGCGCCAAGCAGGGTGGATACCCAACCATGGATCAAGCCAGCACGCCAGATTGCCCACTCATGCTCGTTCACGTCAGTCCCTCTCGTCGTCCCGTTATTTGTATCCCGACAGTTCCTCCGCTTTGGCGCGGTCCATCAGGAGCCACACTTTGGGTCTGCCATCTTCGGGCAGCGAGAAGTCGCGGAACTCACCAGCGCTGTAACAGAACGCGGCTGCCTCGAACGGACCATTGTTGACAACGCAGATAATGGCCTTCGCGGAATCGTCGATTGCGGCGCTAGCCTCGTCCCGGGACACCACCCTAGCGGCATGCTCTCGAACCAAATAAGCTGACTTACCAAGCAACGTACCAGTCTCAATGTAGTAACCCATGATGTTCCTTTCGGGTTATGCGTTCCACGTTAGTCGTGTTTGCTATCCCGCCACGTCCTCGGAAGCGGCCAAAGAAGCGTGCCGAGAACGAACAGTATCAATGCACCGAGGATCAGGGAGAGGATCATGTCATCGCCTCCGTGAGCCGTCCGCGAACCAGCTCGAAATCTCCATCGGTATGCGCCTCCTTAAGGCCATCCATCAGAATTTCAGCGCCTTCAAGATCGAGGGTTTGGGGAGTAAACGTCTGCTTGCTACGATCTCGGTACATCACCATCCACACATCCCACTCTCTCGGCTTGCGCTCGGCGTCATCGGTCATGTCAGCACCTTCAGCTTTCGCACGCGAAGCTTTCCGTCCATCGTCGGCAAGCCCGCAAAGCAAATGTCCTCGCTGGCCACCTCGACATCGAGTGCGATGAGGTTGTGGTCTGCATCACACAGCCCGTACCATTCTGGTCTGTGCCCGCGGCGCAACACATGCAGGCCGATGCCGCATTGCTGATCGTTGATCTCTGCATCCGGAACCTCGACGGTAGAGCCGCAGTCATATTTCAATCGCCTTCCCCCGTCGAAGTTCGGCGACACCCGTTCCGGCGTGACCCACTTTGTAAAGATGTGTACAGTCCCGGCGTTCTCATACGCGCTGCGGAAGTCCTCATTGAGCTGTTCGCTAGTCACCCCGTCGCCGAGCGTCACCCTGTTGCCGAGCGTCACCTCGTTGCCGAGCGTCACCCCGTCGCCGAGCGTCACCCTGTTACCGAGCGTCACCCCGTCGCCGAGCGTCACCCAGTTGCCGAGCGTCACCTCGTCGCCGAGCGTCACCCCGTCGCCGAGCTTCACCCCGTTGCCGAGCGTCACCCCGTTGCCGAGCTTCACCCCGTTGCCGAGCGTCACCCCGTCGCCGAGCGTCACCCTGTCGCCGAGATTCACCCTGTTGCCGAGCGTCACCCAGTTGCCGAGCGTCACCCAGTTGCCGAGCGTCACCCAGTTGCCGAGATTCACCTCGTCGCCGAGCGTCACCCAGTTGCCGAGCGTCACCCCGTCGCCGAGCGTCACCCAGTTGCCGAGCTTCACCCAGTTGCCGAGCGTCACCTCGTCGCCGAGCTTCACCCCGTTGCCGAGCTTCACCCCGTTGCCGAGCGTCACCGCGTCGCCGAGCGTCACCCCGTCGCCGAGCGTCACCCCGTTGCCGAGCGTCACCCCGTTGCCGAGCTTCACCCCGTTGCCGAGCTTCACCCCGTCTCCGAGCGTCACCCCGTTACCGAGCGCCACCTCGTTGCCGAGCGTCACCTCGTTGCCGAGATTCACCCCGTTGCCGAGCGTCACCCCGTCGCCGAGCGCCACGCGATTTCCGTTCGGTAATTTTCGCCAACCGTCGGAATCCACGGGCAACGCATAGAGTTCTTTCGTGTTCATGTCAGCACCTCCACATTCTCCATCCACCAGGCCTCACAGAGCCGGTCAATCGCCTTCCATGCCGTCTTCCTGATCCACACGGCTACATGCCCGCCGCGTCTGCCCGAATCCCAGAATCGCGCCATGTCTGACGGGATCAGGTGTCGGCCCCTCAGCTTGGCGCTAATCAAGTCGAGGACTTCGCGTAGTTCGCTATGCGTGCGGATGCCGTATTCGGCTGATAGCGAATCCATCCACGCGCCACAGCCGGAGAATGGATCGCCCGGCGGAATAGTGCAGAGGATTTCCATTTCTCGCCTTGTCAATTGCGATTCCACTACGGCACCTCACCGTTAATCTGCTTGCAGAGTTCGCCAAGCTGCTTCGGGTCGTCCGGCCTCAGTCGGAGGCACTCGGCTTGCAGCAGCTCAATCCGCTTCGCGGCGTTCGCCATCTCGTCCGGCTTGCGGCATCGACCCGCCGCTAGTTCGCGGAACGCCTGCGAGCCCATCGCCTTTCGTGCCGGCCAGATGTCGATACAGGATTGCAGCAGAGATTCCGGAGTGTGTTGCTGCGCTGGCGGCTGCGGTTCTGGCGTCGCCGCGGTTTGCTGCACCACTCCGTCCGGTTCGGTGAGTGGTGGTGTTTCGTCTGCGGGCTGCTCGGACGGCGCGGGAGTCATAGCCTCAACCTCTTGGATGGGCGGTCTCCCGCGCCGCCTCGCAGTTGCCACGCGCTCGCATACCGCAGCCGCACGCGTGGCCGGTGGTGATTCTGCTCCGGCAGAATCGATATCAACCGCTTCAACTCGCCGCTCGCCACTGGCGTAGGCGTCCTCAATCTGCATGGCCTCGTGGGCCCTCGGAGCGAGCGAGCGCGGCACAAGCTTCATAGCCCGCCGGATCGCGGTCTTTTTCCACATCTGCGCCTCGAAGGGGCCATTCCACGGAGAATCGGAACTCCGGCTTCCGGGCGCACGACTCTTGATTACCTCGATTTCCTCGCGGTCCAGGATCGCGCGTACTCTTCCGCCGTTGGCAAGTCGGAACGACGCATACACGCCCAACATCTCGCCCCGTGGCTGGCCCAGTTGCGGTGGGCGATGGACAATCTTCGGGTCGTCACCGTATGACACCTCGAAGTAGTCGTTTGCGTAGACCACTTCGGCAATAATGTCTTGGAGTTGGCCGCTGTCGCTCGCGAGATCAATCATTCCGCCGTATTCGACGATGAGCGCTGCGGTCGTTTTGAATGGGACAATAGAGGCCACGCCGCGCCGCAGTTCCAGGCCGAGTGTTGCCGCATCCATGCAGCACTGGAATATTGACATCGCGGAGCAGGCCCTAAGTGCCGGATTCGTCGCCGCCAAGTTGCACAGTTGTATCATTCGCTGCACGTTGATTGTCGGAGGCAGCACACTTGCAATGCGAGCCCTTCCAGCATCTAGCAGCCTGGCCACGTCATCACGCTTCACGAGTTCGCCGCTCATTCTGTTGTCTCCTTGATGTAGTTCTTGGGGTTCAGACCTTCGGACTTCATGTCCGCCACGAGCATTAGGCGGACGAGTTCCTCGAATCTCGTCTCGGCTTTCCATCCGATCGAGCGGCACGATTCCGACGGCACGCCACATAGTCGGTTCACGTCGTTCGCTCGCTCGTATTTGTCGTCATGCGATATGTACAGATTCGCATCCATGCCGACCAACCCAAACGCCACGTCTATAAATTCCTGCACGCTATGCGCCTCTCCGGTACACAGCACGTAGTCGTTTGGATGATTCATTTGGAGGATGCGCGCAAACGCATCCGCGTATTCGTAGGCATATCCCCAGTCTCGTTCCGCCGCCGTGTTTCCCAGGATCAGCGGGTCTCTCGCTGGGTCTCCCGTAAGCGGGTGAAGGTGTAGTCGCAGGTCGCAAGCCAGCCAGCGCGTTATCTTCCGCGTAACGAACGTCTCGCCCCGCCGCGGGCTTTCGTGATTGAACGAGATCGCGCACGAGATGTGCAGGCCGGATTCCCTCGCATTCTTGCAGGCGTAATGTGCCGCGGTCTTCGCTACGGCATATGGCGAGACCGGCGCGAACCGAGTATGTAGCCCTTGCGGACTCGGCTGATTGCCGAACATCTCCGAGGACGAGGCTTGAAGCATCCGCACGGATTCGGCGTCCGAGCCTAGTGACTTGATCGCCTCGATCAGCCGGACGACGCCCATGTAATCGACGTCGTTCGTATATTCCGGCTGTTCCTCAGATACCTTGACGTGCGACTGCGCCGCCAGATTGTAAATCTCGTGCGGCCGAATCTTCTGGATCAGTGCCGCAAGCCTGGCGCCGTCGAGCATGTCCCCGTGGTGCAGGTGGAGATTGTTGAAGATATGGTCAATCCGTCCGGTGTTGAAGCTGCTCGACCGGCGCACCATGCCGTGGACTTCGTAGCCCCTACCGAGCAGTATCTCCGCCAGGTAGCTGCCGTCCTGCCCGGTTATGCCGGTGATGAAGGCCCGTTTCATTTTGTGGCCCCCCTCTCGTACACGCGGAACGAGTCGTAAGGCTTGCCCACCTTGTGGAATCGTTCGTCTCGCAAGGCTGGGTATTCTCGCTTGGCGAGGTCGGCGTCGAATGTCCTCCGGCCCGGCGCCTGCCGGTAGTGCATCCGAAGCAGGCCGGGAATCTCGGCCGAGCCATGACCGCCAAGTAGATCGATTAGTCGAGATTTGGCGTCGTCCAGCAATTCTTCAGCCGCGCTCTTGATCCCGACAGCCTCGACGTACTCGCGTCCCGCCTCGTAGGCCTCGTTAGTTTCGATCTGGCGGATTCCTGTTTCGGTTGCCGCGATCAGGTCTTCGCCGTTCGTTCCGTCGTAGCCCGACTCAAGGTCAACGATGTCTCCGGGCGGCGGCGTCCATTCGAGATCGAGCGAGACGGATTCGTAGAAGTGCTTCTCGGCCGACATCAGCTTTTCTGATGCGTCCAGCGGAAAGTCCTCGTACAGATGCAGGGTCATCGCGGCGACACGGGCCGTTAGAACGCAGAACACCCCGAAGTGGATTCGGTCGGAATAGCAGGCGAGCATGTTATGCAGCGCTTGCCACATCCATTCCTCCGGCAGCACACCGGACGATGCGATTGCGTCAAAGCGGTGTGGCCTTGGGCACTTGACTTCGACAGGGATCACGCGGCCCAGGCAGTCGCCGCCTTCTTGTCCGTCGATGTGGGCGTGTGCCCAGGGATACTTCGGGTGAGTAATGTGGACCTCTGTGCCCAGGACTGTAATGCCGAGCGTGCGTGCCGTGGCGGATAACGCCTGCGCCTCGAACATGCGGCCTCGCTCCGCGTCCCGGCTGTCGGTCTGCTCCGGCAGAACGCCGCGATGGATCAGGTCTCTCATCCGCCGGTTGAGTTGCTGCGGACTGCTATATTGCGAGCAGCCCATGATAATCGGGGCCGCTGAGCCGCCGATGGTTTTCAGGATTCGCCCGCGCCTCGCTTCGTCCGGCGGGGCCGTTAGGTTTTCCACGATCATATTCATTCGTCGCCGTCCTTTCCGAGTTTGCTGGCCAGGTAGTCCACGGCCCGCGCGTGGCCGGTCGTAGTGACATGTCTGCGACACTTGCTGTTAGTCCGATTGGCCCGCGCATCCGCGTCCACGGCCTCAACGAATTGCTGGACCCACTCCGCCGACGTGTACATGCGGTGCCCGATCTGGCGATATTCGAGGCTGTGTGTTAGCCCGCCGACCAAGATGCCCTGAACGCACCAGCGGTAGACCTTGTGATAGCTGCCGTGTGGAACGAGCTTCGCCGCGTCGGCCAGGTCGATCAGGTTTGCGTCGCTTGCGTTCATGCCCGCGGTTATGGGGCGTGCTACAACGCTTGATACATTATGGGGCTTACTATCTCGCCGTGTCGTCGCTAAGTCGTGTTAGCGTAGGGACTTGCGACTTGCTATAATTGTGTTTGAAACTTGTAGGCGCTACGGTAGCCCCTTTGTAGCATCTATGGGATACAATCAAGTGGGAGGTAGGACCGTGGGATTGTACCAGTGTCCAGACTGTGACAACGGCGTGTCACCTAGCGCAATGTCGTGTCCGCAGTGTGGGCGTCCGATGCTCGGTGCGAAGATTGCCGTATCGTCTCGATATTGGGGACCGCTACAGATATTTGCGATAGCCTTGTGTTTCGGGCCGGTGCTTGGGATTGAGGTGTTCGGGATGAATTCGGCGGCGATTGTTTTTACTGCTATGAGTATTCCGCTAATGGTCATTTCGCTGATCGGCGCAGCCGTACACAGGTCGATCATTCGCCGTCGCGAGCGAGACGCTTTGCTATGTGGCGGTCCGCCTCGGCGCTTGCCCAGTCGCGAAATGACTCCGGATCAATCCTCCGATTCCTGCCGTAGCCGCATGAGCGTATCTTGCCGAGGCGACAGGCCCGGCTGATATCCGCCTTTGCTGTATCGTATTCTGGGTCTTTGATATCTTTGATTAGTTCCAGCGCGGCTTCTTTATTTGTCAAGCCGCGCCGGACAATCGGCGCGTCCGGATCGAACGGGACGAATCCGGGATCGATCCCCTCTAATCCGGAGGCAATCATCGACCTCATCGCTTTGCGGGAAATCCATATTGACAATCCCACCCCCGGAACGATTAACTCTTCGAGGTCCGATTGCGCACCAAATGTGGCGCGCCGCTGCTTCACACGCCGACCCATAAGAGCCTCCTTAACAGGTTCTTGTGGTACCCAGGGGTGGCGACCTCACATCGTCGCCCTTGGGGCCTATTTACTTGTCAACCCGTAACGTCGTTGTGTCTTCCGAGAGCCCGTCGAATTGCCTTCACTCACCGAATAGTCTAACAACGTCTACGCTCGCGGCGCTCACTAGAATCTCGATTTTTTCTCAACATTTTTTCAGCCCGTCGATTCTGCAATTCTTTTCGCTTCGGCCGCGTCCCGATCAACGTATACGGCCTCGGTGACAGAACCCGCCGCGTGTCCCAGGAGGATGCGCGCCGCCTCAAGTCCATGAGTTTTCTGGATTTGCGTCGCGTACAAGTGGCGAAGCTGGTGGGTGTGCCAATGGGGTATCCCGTGTTTCAAACAGGCGGCCGCTATCGTGTGGCCGTAGTCCCCTGGCGAGCGTCGGAAGCATTTGTCATCCACCTTCTGCGGTAGATACGGCCTGAGTGTTTCGCGGGCCTCCGGGCCGAGGTAGATAGACCGCGCCTTGCCTCGATACTCCGTCTTGTGATGGGCCGGTGTGTACATCCACGGCTCGGACGAGGTATCGATGTCCACGGGCCGCATGGAACATAGCTCGCCCGCTCTCATCCCGGTCAACAATTGGAGCTTAATCATCACGCCCACGTCGGCCGGGACCACCGCCACCGTCCGCCAGACCAGCTCCGGCTTGACCGGCTTGACCTTCGGACGCTCGCGCCCGCCGTCACTTGCCCGCAATGGCCCGAGTGTCAACAGCGTGGCATAGGTCGCTTGCGGCACCAGGCCCTCCGCAACGCCCCATTTCCAAATCAGCTTGATCGTGCCGGTCAACTTCGCAGCAACTCCGCGACACCATCCGCGGCGAATTACTTTGCCGTCGGCGTCCAACTCATCTCGCAGCATTACGAGCCGTAGCGCACGCAGGTCTTGCGGCGTGACGCTCGCCGCAGGCCAGTCGCCCCACTGTTGGAGCAGTAAGCGCAGGGCCATCTTGTACACGCGGATTTGAATCGGCGAGACCCGCCCCTCTGCATCTTGCAAGAATGCGGCGCAGAGTTCGGCAACGCTTGCGCCGACAACGATAGCCCGTGGCCGCGCGGCTTGCGGGCCAACCCGCCGGCCGAGCCGCTCCCACTCTGCAAGTACCCGGCTGTAAGTCTGGCGTGTTGTCGGCGAGTCGTAATCACCGAGGACGACCTCTCGTCGCTTATGCGTGTCGATGTCGTAGATGGTGACGCAGGCGCGACGCCTGCCGCGCAGAATGCGTAGCCGATAGGTTGGTATGCCGAGCGGCCGAGCCATCAGCGGACCCCAGTTCCGTGGAACCCGTTCCACTGGATGGGAATTTTATGGGACAGAAAAGCGAATACAAGAAAAATCGCAAGTCGTTATGTGTGCAGGACTTGTGGGCGTCAAGAAGAATCGGCCACAGGATTCCCATCGTTGCCGTGAGGAAAACCACCACTGCGCGCCCATGGCGTTTTCGCGGCCAAAATCCACGGTTCGGCCAGCAGGAATTACGTCAATTGCGGCCCATTACGCTGGTTACGTGGAGCGCTCCACAGTATTACGCCCGTTACGCTGATTGCGCCCGTTACATATCATCTGTATACATGTATCAACGGCCGCATCGGTTGCAGATCGGCGGTTAGAAACCCGGAGGTCGATTATATTTGTCGTTCGTCCAGGTGTGATGTATGGTCTATAAGGAGGTGCTGCAATGGACAACAACACATATCCGCCGCTCACAATCAGTAACCCGCCAACGCCGGACGAGTTGAAGTCGATTTGGGAAGAGGGCTACTCCGCGGCCGTCGAGGAATGCACGGCCAGTTTCGAGGCGTTCATGCTGGACACATTCGGCGTGGACGTGTCTCCGGGTTCGCGATAACTACCGGACATAAAAGGGAGAACGATGAACGAAACAGCACATACATCGGAACCAGCGAAGACTGAGACGATAAAAATCACGATTCGAGCGGTCGGCACAATACCAGATATTTTCACCGTCGGCCCAGGATTAGACCCGGCGGAGGTCAAGCGGTCGTTCTTCCTGAAGCGAGCCGAACAGATGCTTGATGGGGTCGCGAAATCCATACGCGGAGGCGGCCTTGCGGACGGCGCCAGGAAAGCGACTCACATATCATATTTGAGAAGTGCGGTCCTAGGCCAACTCCAACTCGGCCTGCGCATCGGTGCGTTCTGCAACTTCAATCAACGCTTTGATCTTCTGATGCTTGATAACCGGCCATGTTGCCGGTTCTGGAGTAGCCCAAACGCTGCATTGCAGGAGATGTTGAATCTTGACGCGAGAATCGTGGATTTCGATGTACAACCCAGGAAACTTCCGCAACAGTTCAGCAATATTGCTTATCCGAGAACCGATCATTTCTCGGCTTACTTGGCTATAAAAAACGGTAACGTGATCGTCCACGTACTCGGCGTAATAGTCGTCGGGAGCGGCCAGAAATTCCACATAGTCCCGCTTGAGGTCGCTGTAGACGTATGGCGGATGACCTGGCCTGCTGACCATGCTTTCTATCGCCTTAGCAAATTCGGACGAGTTCATTTTACCTACAGTATTCTCTCTTTGAACCTTGCTGCGTGGTTTATCGGCAAGGTCGGATTGTTCGCATCAGCCTCGCACCACTCCCATTGGTGAATCAAATTGTTGTCTTCCTCGTCGACGAACACGAGAAAGACTTGATCCTTATAAGGCTGGGCTGGATCTCCGCCCAGGTTGGCCGGATAACTCCGATCTGGGATTCCTACATAGCATAGTCCATGCCGCCCTTCACGAAAAACGGCAACCGGCGCCTTTAGAACACCGGGGACGATGTAGGCCAGTGTTTTTGTTTCGTGTGGTTTCCGAAGAGCCAGTTCTATCCTGTTGGATGATATCCAGGTCTTCCAGGTTTTGCCAGTGTATGGATTAAGAGAATCATCAAGGCCGCGGTTTCTACGACTATTATCGGGCTTGGTTTCTGACATCTTAGCGCTAGCCCAACTAGAAAACGCAGAGAGTGTTTGCATACTAACCGTGAACGGGTACGATACACAATACGGGTGGCGGGAATCGAACCCGCAAGCGGCCGAAACCGCACTCGGAGCCAAACCGAGCGCCTTTGCCAATTTGGCCACACCCGCAACGGCTGATTGAAGCCCCGGCTTGTCTCTGTCAGGAGTGTCGCCGGGGCTTCTTTTTTCGCGGCCTATCAACTACCTTCCCCCGCGTCGCGCATGGCAAGCTCGGCACAGCGCCCGAAGATTCTCTGGATCGTGCGATCCCCCCTCGGCTAATCGCTGTACGTGATGAACTTCAGTGGCCGGTTCTCGGCCGCAATACTGACAGACGGGGTGGGCTGCTAGGATGCGTAGCCGAAGCTTGCGCCAGTGGGAATCGTAGCCTCGGTCCGCAGCGTTCGGCCTCGCGTCGTCGGCTTGCCGCTCCTTCAGCCGCCCTCGCTGCCGCTGCTCGTGAATAGCCTTGTGCTTGGCGCATCTCCGCTCCGGCCGCCTTACTGCGACGTTGCAGCCGGGATAGGCGCAGAGGTTCAGCCGCGGCATCCATGACCTTTCGGAATTCCCATCAGTTCAGAGAGTTCGTCCGCCTCGGTCTTGCTCGCGTCGGGATTGACGTAGAGCCGCTGCCGCGACAGCGGAGTAAGGCCGAGCGACTTCTCCATGTCGGCGAGCTTATCATTCAGCTTGACCAGCAGGGCCGGAGCCCAGCCAGCTTCCATGTCGATGTGGTCCCAAACGTCCTTCAGCTTGCAGTAACGACTCAATACCTCCGCATCGCAGGGCAAGATCGGCACTCCCGATTCCACCATCGCCGCGACGATTCGGCCCCAGATTAACTGTTCTCCCTCGGTCAGATAGTCCGGCTGTTCGGGTGGCCGAGCCGGAATTCTGCCGTCATCACCCTGCGCCGGATGCCTGAGCCCAGCGTTCATCCGTCGCTTTTCGCGCCGCGAACCCGGTGAGTGTTGCCTGCCGTCGATTCCCATACACTACACCGCCACATCCGGGATCACGGCAGGAGCGACGATCACCTTGCCGTGCGCCAGTTCCTCATCGCTCGTCGCCGGTTCGCCGATCAACCACAGGCTGTAGTAGTAGCACTTCGGCTCTAGGGCCGTGATCGTCGAGACGCTCACGAGCGTTACCACGTCGGTCGAAATCGTCAGCCCGCCATCGGAGGACAAAATCTCGGCTAGGTTCTCGTGCCCCCTGGTGTCGCCCACGCACATCTTGAGCGTTGACCCGTCCAGGTCTCGCGCTACGCCAGCGTCCGTCGTGAACCCGTCCCAAGCGACAGAAGGCCCCGTCGCGCCATAGATCAAATTGATGTCCGCTTCGACACTGCTCATGTCTGAATCCTCCGTGCTGACGGTTCGCGGCGCCAATACATGCAGCGTCGCGACCGTAGCACCGTTAGTCATGATTCCATCTGAAGGTTCGTCCAGTTCTACGTCATCGGTCCAAGCGCGTATCGCCGTGGCCGTCACTTTCGATTGACTGCAATTGACATGTAGATGTCCACCGCTCGGATGTAGGTTTTCATCGTCGGCGTCGTACCCGCCCTGCGAGACAAATCCGTCGGCGGTTGCGTCCGGCCGAGGGACCGTGATATACCAGCCGCCGCGCTTATTCTCGCCGCGCGCGATCCGTTTCCAATGCTCTAGGTGGGCGTGCCCGATCCATACGAAATGCCGCCCATCGGCGTACTCTTCGAGCAGGCCCATCGCCCCACCAGCGTAGTAGTACGGGGCTGACGTCGCGTACCCATACGGATCGGCCGCCTTCCAGGCATCGGACGCGCCCCACTCGTAAGCGTTGACTGACGGCAGGCCCCATGCGTACGTTAGCGTACTGCTACCTGCCGGAATCTGGTGCCCCATCATGTGAAGCCAAGATAGTCCCGAATCCGGAAACGTCTGTACGGGGCCGCCCGGACCGAATATTCCCTCGATCTCTTCCAGACCCATCGTCCAGTCGAGCATGTCGTGCATGTTGTAAGGCAATATCGCGTTGGGCGGCGGGTAGCTGTCGGTGAACGTGTGCCCGTGCGTCTTGCCCCACTGCGAGTAGACGAACGGGTTAAAGATGATGAATCGCGCGCATCCCCAATCAAACCAATACCAGAGACCGCTTGCGTTGCCCGCGTGAATCTGTGCCGCCGTTGGGGTAGCGCTCAGGCCGGTCGGCTTGCCGAGATAGTCCACCGCCGCATCGTGCATCCAATGGCCCGCGTCTGTCGTCCCGCCATTGTTCGCCGTCCACCAATGCCAGTGTCCCTGTTCGTGGTTTCCGCCCGGATTGTGCGTCGGCAGCGAATGCCACGGGAAGGTTCTCTGCCTTCGCTCAAGACGCTGCGATTTCCGGCAATCAGCTTCCTCGGTCGCGTAGCGTAGCGTGAATCCCTGCGTGCCATCCTCGTCGATAGGGAAATGCAGGCCGGTCATGAAATGCGAAGTGGCCTCGTCGCCCAAGCGCACGCAGAAGTCCGGTGGGTCACTGCCCGCCAGTTCCGCCATGATATTGTTGTCGCAGATTTGGCCCAGGGCCAGGAGTGGTACGCTCGGCTCTCCCTCCTGGACGAGCCATAAATGGTGAGCGTCAGACTGCATGACAAAAGTCACGTCGTTAGCAGCCGTCGGGTCAGCCGTCTTGAATGAGCGCTTATCCCCGATTGTGAGAGTCGGCGGATAAGCCGATGCATCCTCGTAGCAGAGCTGGTAATAGTACTGTGTGTTCGCCGTCAGTCCGGTTAGGCTGATCGTCGCGGGATCGTAGGCCGACAGTCCCGTTATCGCCTCATTCTGGTTGGCGCTCGTGGAGTACGTGGCGAGCGTTGCATCCGTGCCGTAGCGGGCAAAGAAGCGATCGCCCGCCAGGAAGGAGCGCGTACCGACGACTAGGCGGATCGTCGCCGTCGTCTGGTTCGGCGGCGCTACCAGCTCGTCAGATTGTAACCATACTCCATCACCGGCCGACATCGCCACCGCCCTTCGCGTGCTTCTCGTATAGGCGTCGTTGGGGAGCCAGATAGGTCTTAATCGCCGCGTCCGCCCGATCCTGCTGCGCTGGCGTTAAAGACGAGCGGCGCTGTTGCAGCCAGCACATAGCATACTGAGGGTCGGTCGTGGAATGACCGTGCGCATTGATGTAGTCGAGCGTGGCGAGCATCTGCTCTGCATCGTTCTCGTAGATCATGAGATCACCTCAAGTGTGGCGGCTGAATCTGATAGGGTTCGCCGCTAATCGCAGCCCGCCGCCGCTCTGCGATAAGCTCCGGCGCATCGGTCGCCGAAGTCTCCCAGAAAAACGGAACGCCCGCGAAGTCACATTGAGCCCGCAAGTAGCCGAACCATTCCGGATCGGCGCGCCGGGCCTTCGTGACCGGCGCTACCTCCGCCATCGCCACGACCCAGGAGCAGGTATTCGGCCCACATCCTTCGGGTAGCATGATCCTTTCCAGGATCGGCTGGACCGACAGCCAAATTGGTATACCCAGCGTTCGCGCCGTTGTCCACCTTTTCGTTAACGTCTCTTGGGTTGGCGCGCTGATCCCCATCCGCCAATGCTTCGGTATAGCCCGCGTCTTGAAATACTCGGCCGCCCGCTCGATCTGCCGTGTCAGCACGTTAAACCGCAGGTCCGGCCGCTCCGCCGTCGCCCGCACCACGTAGTCGATGGTGTCGTTATCCGCCGCGAACAAGTCGCCCAGGCCGCAGACGTTGACGATATCCCCCGGCTGTTCGCTCGGCAGGGCGGGTATCGGCTCCATCTTGGATCGAAACACGCCCCTAAACTGATAGCGGGTCTCTTCTCCGTCTTGAATCTCCGTAATAGCCGGATGCTTCGGGGCCATGCCGTGAAATCGGCGAGCCGCCAGACACCATCGGCACCCGGTGTCACACGGGCGGCAGCCGATCAGCGGATTCCATTCTAGTGTCGGCCACGGCTCAGCCTGCATGTGCTGTAGCCCTTCCTGCCGTATGGCACGGCAAAGTATGTTCGATAAAGTATCCCGCGCGGCGCGCGCCGCCGCGTCTGCTCTTTGCTGGTTACGTCGGTTCGCACGGCCTTGTCCTCCAATAGCGCACTAGCCGCGGCGTCCCATTCTGCGCGCAACGTCTTGTCTTCCGACGGACACGGAGCCAGTCGCTTAACCCATCGCTGGGCCAGTTTGAGCGGGCACGGCCGCCCGTTCGCCTTGAGGATTAGCTTACACCTGAGAGGATCGCCGTCAGAGTCCACGCTGCCCAGAGAGTTCTGGCAGCCGTCGCAAAGTTCACGCCGCTTCGCCGCCATACTCGCCGTTCGCGCCGAATCGACACTACACATAGACTCCCCTTGCTATGATGTTCCTAGCGGAATCAGTCCATCTTGGATCGTCGTAACCGTCACGGTGTAGTATTCCGTACTGCCGCTCAACTTTTTCAATGTGTTCAAAAACACTTGCAAGGGCGGCATGTTCTTGCGTGCCAAGTCGCCCACAAACTCGATTGTGATGCTGCCGTCTGCGATGCAGCCCGTTACGGTTACGTTGCTCGCACTGCCGATCAGGGTAACGTTATCGAGCTTGCCGGGTATGTTGGCCTCAGTCGTACTGTAGCCGATATCCTCCGAGTGCGAAGCCTCGTCGTCGTAGAAGCCGACGACGATCACGCCGTAGCCGGGAGCGCCGCTCGTTCCCGCCGGTGGCGTTATCGTGATCTGCTGAATCTCGTTAACATAATCCGCTGGGTCAACGCCTTCGCCAGCGCTCACCAGCCGCGGCGTGTTAGACTGGAAAACCAGGATCGCCCAGCCGAATACGTCGCTAGTCTCTGTGCCGTCCGGGTCGCTCTTGCGCACGAACTTGGTTTGATGGTATAGGCCGTATTCGGGGTATGCGCCGATCCGGTCTCCGGTCAACGGAGACTTGACGTGGTTACTGGTGTATTCCGGCATATACCAATAACCATATCCCGCGTCCGCGTGTAGGCACGGAGGATAGACGGTTACGCCGTCATGAGTCCATCCGCTCGGCTCGCCGGTATCCTGCGTCGCCGCCGGCGGAAAGATCGTATCACCCATAGCGAGCGTCGTCCCGGCATTGCGGTTGCCACCGCAGCCCGCCAGCACGTCGCAGCAGTGCGAGTATCGCGGCGTCACCGTGCCGCCGAATCCGCCATGGTGCGACAGAATCCAGGCCCGGAATGATAGGTCGGTCTCGTCGCCGACGACCGTACACTTTAGATCGACCGTGTACCACGCGTTCCAGCGGAACGTGCAGATATCCGGCTCACCGACTGAGCCAGCAACGCCGGGAGGTAGGCAGAATCCTTGCCAGTAGGAGTCCTGGGCGAACCACGCCTTGACGAACGCTTGATACACGATGTACCAACCTCGGCTATGCGGGTCGGTCGTCCACTCCTTGCGTGCAGGCCGAGTCGCGCCGCGGTAGATTCGCCACGAGTTCTCGTCCGTACTGGTGTACGCTACGGCCCCGTCATAGACCATCGCGTAGATTGGAAGTGAGCCGTGCAGCGATGGGCCGGAAGAAAAGAACGTGATCGCCGGAAGCCCGCTCGGAATATTCGCGGACGCCTCGTCGGAATTGTAAATCCACGGGTGTACGGTCTTGCGGCACGGGACTAGATACGTCTCGCAGTCTTGCAGCGGAAATAACTCATGAGCCCCGGCCGGATACGGTGCCGGTCCGTAGTCGGTCTCGTTCCACCATGTTAGTAGCGGATCGACGCCCAGGAGCATTCCGTACTTGTAGGCCGCCGCCCAGGGCTTGTCCGGTACGTGGGTTGCAAGCTTGCTTTTGTCCGAGTAGTCGTCAAGGACGTTCCAGCCCGCATCCCACGTAGTGCCATACTCCGGCCACGAACCGGTGTCGGGAATGGACGTTAGGTTTTGCTTGATGTGCAATCGCGCGCCGAGCCTGGGCGGAGTCGAGTAGTCGCCCGTCTCGGACGATCCGGGCTCTCGCCACGAAACATAGAGGATTGCGGCATAGTCGCCATCCGTCTGATACGGGTACGAGGTAGGCAAAACGTGTGCGTCCTCGCTCGTGTTTAGCGACTGCTCGCCCTGCAGGGATACGCCGATATAGTTGTTTGCCGCGTAGCCGGGCCGGTCGATGAACGCCTGGACGAGTGGCGCTAGCCCGTCGAGATATACATTCGCGAGGGCGTCGCCCGCCTCGATCTCCACAAGGTTATCGTCAAGGACGTTCATCCGCCCGGGCCCGTTCGGGTTGTCCCTGGCCGGGTTGTCCGCGTGGCTTGCGACTTCGCTAAAGGCGTTCATCGAATCCCGGTCGAGCAGATAGACTCTAGCCCAAACGGATTCGGTCTCCGTCGCCATACGGTAGAATCCGAGCGATGCCCGCGTGACCACCGAACCCACGGGGATCGGAAGCGACCAGCGGAAGTATGAGTCATAGTGCGTGTAGGTGTACGGGTATGAACCCTCCTTCATGTAGCCGAGCTTGAGATACTGCGGGTTCGTCGCATCGCAATCGGTCGAGGATGCGAAGGCGTCGTCCGTGTCCGCAGCAACCCAATACTTCTGTCGCTCCCATCCCGGAACGACGGCTTGAGTCAGATAGAAGTCCCCCATGCAGAGCTGGCCCACTGTCGGTTTCGCCCGGCACGGGCCGTAGTGCATCTGGTGCCATAGATCGGTGTCGTACATTCCCTCGGAGATAAACGTAGCCGTCCGTAATCGACCGTTCGCGTCCAGGCAGATTCGCGAGCGTTGCCCCACGAGCCGGGAGTCAAGGCCGATTAGTACGCTCGCTGGTTGGGTGATTAGGTCGTCCGCGGAGTAGCGTGCCCGCTGCATCCAAGTATCGTCAGTGTCGTACCCGCTGGCGCTACACGCGGCGTACGCGCGAAACGGCCACATTCGCTCTAGCCGAATCGTCTGTGTGATTACGTAGTCTTTGGGCATCAGATTTCAACGCACGGATCGGTATTCTGCGTTGCGGCGCACGGCTCATCGAACTCGGCCGCGCATTCGACATCTTCCATATTCATGGTCTCTTTGACGCCTGACAGCAGGGGTATGGCCGTCCAATGGATTGTAGTGGCCTCCGACAGCGGCGCATGCCGAACGAGAAGCACCTGCGAACCGGCGCGTAGAAATGGGGCCACACCCGCATCGGCGATAATCTGCTCGTCCGTATCGGGAGCAGGGTCATAGCTGTACGGTATTCCGAGCAGCCGGGCGCATGTGACCGTCACGCCTTCGGTCGTCGGGTCGCACTCGCACGATAGGACCACGCCACGCACGGCCGCGAAGCCGGTACTGGGCGGCGGGTAGTTCTTGCGGAACTGGACCCGCTTCGCCAGCCGCTCGGCAGTCGTGACTCCGTGAACGATGCGCTGGGCCGTCTCCACGGAGAACTCAGCGGGTTTTGCCGAGTCGTCAATCATGATGCCTCTTCGTCAATGGTGATAACCGCGTACACGCCAGCCGCCGCCGTGCCCGCCGTCCCGGCGATGTCGTCAAACTCGACAGCTAGAACATCTGTTGCCGCCCGAGTTACCTTCGCGGCGTCCAGCGTTCCGGCCACAAGCGTGTTGTTTCCCGTGCTGGAATTGATCTCTACTTCCGTACCGGAATCCAGCATCGATGCGAACGATCCGCCCGCAGTTGCTAAATGCAGGTCCACCTCGCAGATGTCCGTGCCCAGCGGGTCAGTCACGGCCGCAGCCTTGAAATCCACGACCGTTCCGGGAGCGCCGAAGACGTGTGCAATGTAGATTCCGTCCGCCGCCGCCGCCGTGGTCGTGCTGGGCTTGACCACGATCTTGCGACGCATCTGCAACTTCGATGCTGCGATATTCGCATCCGCGATCACGTTCGTGTCGGACACGCAATTCGTAGGCAAACTCGCCGATCCGCAGCGCAGCAGGCCGGGAACGTAAAGGCCCGTAGAGGCCGGTAGGGTTACTTCTGCCATAGCGATTTCTCCTTAGACAAACGGCAGGCCCAATGCGTTGAAGTCCTGCTGTCGTTTTATTTGAAACGTCATCACATACGGATCGGCCCCGATTTCGAGCATGTCTCCATTCTCGTCGAGATTCACCGGAGTTCCGTACATGTTGCCCGCGCCATCCTGATTCGCGTATAGCGCACTATCTTGTATCTTCGCAGTGCCCATGCTCGAAGTAATGAAATCCCATGTGGACGGGCACAGTCGCAGCAAGTACGACATCCGCCAGCACCAGACGCCGCCGACATAGGTCCGCGCCGCCTCTATATACATCTTCCAGCATCGCGGCGGTTGATATAGGTACGTCACAGAATTGACCGTATCCTGGTATTGGGCGATGCGGGCTAACATCTGCTCAAAGGTGAGGATTTCATTCCGGGCGCAGTAGAGAACCGTGTAGGCCCTGTCCTCCATAACCGGAGGATCAACAAACGGCTGCTTCGCGCTATTGAGGATCGCCAGTCCGTTGTAGTCGAACAACGCGATTTCCGAGACCACCTCGTAGCCGACGCGAACATCGAGGTCGCCCATGTTCGCCGTATAGGTCGAGTAATCAACGCGGACGATCCAGTTGAGCCGCGTATCTTCGTTATCCTCCTGCAATTTGGCCGTCTTGTTTCGCACGTAGGCCGACGAATCGTCCGGGTGGGCCTCGCCGATATCCGGTACCGACGTTACGCCGTCGTCGCCGGTTAATGCCGTCCGCTCTCCGTCGTTCTTGTCGAGCAGCACGACGTGATAGGCGCGAGAGTATGATCGCTGGGTGGCGGTCTCCGTCGCCTCGGACGTGGACAGCAGTTTGACCTCGCTTACGGTGGCGGCCATTAGTTCGAGAACCTCACTTCGGTGGGCTTGCGGTATGCGTCCACCAATTCGTTAAGCAGCCGGTTACGTTCCGTGTCTAACTGCAACGACTGGAATTGCGGGCTGTTCGATCCCCGCTGCATGGCGTTCATCATCGCCGAGTATCCGGATGCTGTCCGGATGTCGAGCGCCCCGCCCGGGCCGACATCTCCCCACTTGCCGGAGAACAGTTGACTGCGGACGTAGCCCACATCTTCCGGAGTGAGCTTTTGTAATGCGGCTTCGACATTCTCGCGTGTCTCGCGAGTGCCGCGTCCCTTGTAAATTCCGGCTCGGTATCGTTCTAGGAATGATTCAGCTTCCCGCGACGGCTTGCCGTAATCGCGGCGTAAGGCCCGCTCGTAGTCTTCGTATTGTTCGGGGCTTAGTTTTCCGGCTCTAACCGCATGCGCCGCATCGCCCAGCCTGCGACGCATCACCATGTCAGGCGATTCCAGCGAAGCGTTCACCTCGGTCAATACGCCGTTTATGTAGTCGTCAAACCGTGCCTTCATGGCGGCGGCGGCTTCCTGCTGTTTTTGTTTTTCGGCCTCTCCCCTAGCCATCCGCTTCGTCCACATCTGCACATCGAAAACGCCACCCGCGATTTTGTATGGCACCATTTGGGCGTATTGTTGTATTCTTCCGATTAGGCTCTCGGCCCTTAACGCGCCTTCAAAAGCCCCAAGCTCTCGCTTGGCAACAATCTGGCGATTCAGTTCGCCGATATAGTTGTTTGCCTTTGCGAGTGCATCGAGAGATTGTCGCAGCGGACCATTGACCAAGCTGTATACCTGCATGACCGCGGCCACTTGTCCTCCGCCCTGCAATTCTGGCGGGCGCACGGGCGCAATAGGTAGATCTCCCGTTATGCGGGCCGTTCCTAAAACGAGCGGGCGATACCATTGTTGCCTGACGTGCGCCCAGAACTGCTCCTTCCATCTTGTATATACGACATCTGCGACGTCAGCCGCCTGCATTTGCCCGGCGGTTGGGATCAGGCCGTTCGACTGTAGCTCCGCCTTTAGTTTGTCTTGTGGTTGGGACAGCACATCAGCCAGACGCGCACCGCTTTTTCCGAAGATTTGCGCGGCTAGGGCGATCCGCTCGGCCCGTGACTGGATAATGCCCATCTTGTCCGCAATGACTTGCAGGGAGTCCGCCGTGTCCTCGCTGGCGAAGTCCTTAGCCGCCAACCCCAATCGCCCAAACATCTTCGCGGCCATCTCGTCTCCGCTCTTGAGACGCCCAATGGCCACATCCATTTTGCTGATCGACCCGGCCAGGGCCTCGGTGGAGCTGCCCGCCAATTTCGCCGCGTACTGGTAAACGTACAGGTTTTGTGCGGACATGCCCAATTGCTGGGCCGTATCCGCCAGGTCGTCGAGCTGACGACCGGCTTCAGCCAGTATATTCCAGCCGGATCGTAAAACTGTGAGCGAGGCCCAAGCTGCGGCCAATGTTTTTAGTTCGCCGCGAAGGCCCTTCACCTCTCCGAATAGGCCGCCTACGGCCTTTCGACTGCGGCCCATCGCCGCCTCAAACTGGCCCGTGTTCGCGGTGAACGCTACGGCTGCGTGTGCGACGGCTTTTCCGGCCATGCCTATTTCCCTTCAACGCAGCGTCTAACACGTTTAGCTGCTTGCGGAATTCCTCTATCGACGTTCGCCTCGGCGCCTTTCGGCCGAAGCCCACCATTTTGATGAAGTCTTGCGGCGACTTTGCCTTTTCCTTCCCGCGGTTCGCGTTATAGAGCAGTGACGCCAGTATGGCATACCATACCTCGTGTCGCTCCACGCCTTGCGGATCGCGGCCCAAAAACGCCACCCATGCCGCAAACTCCCGAGCGTCTATCTCTTGCTGAGCCTGTCGGATGCTCATGCCCAGCAGACTCGCAATCCGGAACCACGCCCATTGTTCCGGTCGGGCTACAAGTTTTTTTCTGCGGCCTTGACGCCTTCACCGCCCAGCGCGTTTAGCTCAGCCGCCTGGACGAATAGCCGGTCCAGGACGGTCGCCGCCTTCGCGCCGAGAATGTTGGCGTCGGCGTCGCCGTACAGCCTGTGGCCCTGGTCGTCGCAGAGGCAGCGAATGAGCAGTTCGCTGCGGGAATCGACATTCCCTGTCTGCGCCGACTTGCGGTACTTGTCTTCAAGCGCCGCACGCTCGGCACCAGTTAAAACCCGCAGCCATACATGCTCGGCCGGTGCCCACTCGGGTGTCGGGACTTTCACCGGCTCAGGATTCGCCGCTTTGTCAATCGCCGCTCGTAGGTCTGACATAATCGTTACGCCGCAACCGCGACGCCTCCAACTTGGAACTTGACCGAGATATTGCTGGTCGTCGTTCCGATTCCGATGATGGTTACGTACTCGGCCGCGCCGATGTCCGCTGACGGCGCAATCGCCCCGGCCGCGTCGCCGACGCAATAGATCACGCCGACGGCCACGGTGGCCCCGGGGTTGAGATCGCCCTCGGTGATGATGCCGAGCGGTTGCCCGGCGCTGGCCCCGTTGAGCGCAATTCCACTCGCATTCGCAAGCGCGGCACTCGTATCGGCGGCCTTGTAGTATTTGCTATCGGCCGCCTTCTTGTACACCGGCATACCTGCCGTGACGGTCTCTCCGGCCGTTACCTGCTGCGTTCTCGCTGTCGATGCCGGAATCACGTTTCCGGCAGTTACCGTTAGAGCTGCCATTGCTGTATCACTCCATTAGAATGTGATCGCCCCGGTCAACTTGACCGTAATGTCCGCCGTCATAATCTCTTCGAGCGGATACACCTCGGACACGTCCGTAATAAAGCCGCTGTAGCTGCGCGTTTCTGCATCGGGGAATGTCAGCGTGACCGTTTCCGCCGTCGCGGTGATGGGCGGAACCGCGTCCGTATCGAGTTGCACGGACAATTCCAGCGAACCCGGATCGTACAGGTCGCCCGGCATGAATGTGTGGGCGGTCGTCGTTCCCATATGCGAAGTTTGAATTGCCTTTCGGCTCATCCCGGTGTGACGTGCACTCAGCACTGGCGCAGAAAACGACGTAGTGCCGAATAACACCGTCATCCCGGTGCCGATATCGGGTGTTGTAGCCATACGAATGGACTCCTATTAGGGGTTGCAATACCAAACCGTGAACTCCATTCGCCGCTTAAACTTCCCAAGTCGCTCGCCGCTTACTGGCGGTTCGTACTCGTCCGCCTGATCCTCCAATCTGATTGACCGCAGTTGTTTTGTGGTCGTCACCAGATGATGTTTCCCGTTGAGTGCCGCTACTACGGCATCTCCCACCGAATCCCGCGTAGCCGAGCTTTCGGCCACGGCGTCAATTTGCACTCTCGCCAGCCACGGATCGCCGGTCGCGCTCATCGACTGCGAGGGCATGTTGCTGATTACGTAGTACACCACGTAAGGAGAAGTCGCCGACGGGGGGACGGCCTCCGGGTAGATGCGCGTACTCACCAGCGCCACCAGCGCGGCGTGCTGCGTCAATGCGGTGTACAGTGCCGGTTTCATTGATCCTTTGTTGCCCTATGCTTTGAGAGCCATCGCTCTACTTGGCGTCTGGCCTCTTTGTTGACTTCATCCACCCACAGCCCCCGGGTCTGATCTACCGATACCCTCAAGTAGCTGTATGGCGGAACCGTTCCGTGGCCGTATTCCAGGGCCGTCGGGTAATAGCCCTTCTCGAAATCCTTGGCGGTATGGTGCTTCAGTTCCGCACGGGGCGGCAACATAAGCAGGGCCGCATACTTCTTCCCGTTCCGCATGGACCATTCCACCTTGACGCGCTTGAACCAGTTACGCAGGTCGCCCGTATCGACGTTGATCGGAAAGCCTGAGAGCTTGCGGACGATTTCCTTGCGAATGATTCGCCGCAGAACAACCGGACCGGCGCGGTTTATGAGCTGTGTGCGTGTTTCGCGGCGCAGGGAGTCAAACGCATTCATCAGGCCCGTGAATCCGTAAGATTCCAATTTGGCGTATTCCGCAGCCATCTTGTTTAGATCACTTCCTTGCACAGCAACTCGACGAACAGCGGCCGCTCGTCCACATTGCGCACATGCAGGATGTCAAAGGTCTTTGTGCTGTACACGATTCGGTCGTGAGGCCCGATTCCTGCGTCGTTGTAAATCACTACCGCGTGCGTTGCCTCAGCCAGCGTTTGACCGGCGGTCTGCATCTCGCGGCCCGTCATCGGCTCCACCATCGCCCACCTCGTCGCGAGCGTAGCCCACGTCTGCACAACACCACCGTCCGGGTTGCGGGTCTCCGCGACGCGCTGGACCGTCACGCGCCGGTCGAGGTCTCCTACTGTCGGATGTAACCTGCTCATCCCAGCGGCCTTACTCGGATATGGGACAGGAGTCTCGCTACCCCAATCTCCATTTCCTTACTGATCGTTCCGATTACCAGCGCGTCGCGCCTCGTGAACCAATGCGCTACGAGCATTTTGATTGCGGTCCTGGCCTCCTCCGGGACGGTATTCGGCGTAGCGCCATAGCCCGCGACCAGGGCCACGGCCACAGCATCGATCCGCGTATAGGTTGACGGCCATGTCGAGGACGAGACCGGCTCGATTACCGCAATATCTTCGTGCAGGTCGTACTCATAGGTCGCGGCCGATAGCGTCTGTAGTGCGTTGTTCGAGTCGTAATACTTGATCGATGAGACCGCCGACACGGGCGACACGGGGCAATACAGGGCGTCCGTGAATCCGTCCATTGTCCAGGTCCACGTCTGCGTAATAAGACTTCGGCCGCTCACCGTCTCCACGTAGTTGCGGGCCGCGCGGACAAGGTTCGTTACCGTGTCGTCCTCGTCGTGCGCGTCCAGACGGAGCCACAGCCGCGCCTCGTCCAGCGTGACCGGCTCAATCGTCGGAGCAGTTGTCAGGGTCAATCCCATGTCGCGTTCCTAAAACGGAACGACAGCCAATTGCCACGTTCCGGAAGTCGTGTTGCCACAGCCCGCCAGGGTTAGCTTCGCCCGCTCGCGAACGAGCGGAATTGTTGCGGTCACTGGCGACACTTGCGGATAAAAGGTGATCGTTGAGTACGGCCGATTTGCGGCTGTCGCATTATCGCTTGAAGCATATTGTCCGGCGTTGCTTGAGTCCTCGGCATCGCGCCGGGCCATTGCGATGATGCTTGTGCCGCTCGCCGTGATAACGTCCTGCACCATGTCCGTAATGGTAATATTCGTCCACCCGGGCGCGTCCGGGATAGTAAACGCCACGGCGTGTGTTGCCGTGTAGTCCGTCTCGGCAAGTGTGCATCCCGCATCGGCCCCGCCGTCCGCACCAACATCTCCCGGCCACGTATGCGTGCCGTCGTAGGTGTTCCAGGTTAGGTCGGCAGTTGCCGCCACAAGGACGCGATAGATCGTTGCCGCCGACGTGGCCGTCAGGTCATTAACGCAATAAATGTGATGTACGGCAGATGTGATTGTTGCGCCGGTTAGGCCGCTTAGCGGAATCGACCAGAACCCATGATAGAGTGTAGCCGCCGTCGGACCGCGCCCCACATATACCGCCACGCCAGTTTTGTAGTTTGTCGCCGGCGCGTTGGCGTTCGCATACGTATCCCATGTCGGCGCAATCTTCTCGACCGTCATCGACGGAGTAATCACGGTCGCTTTCGGCTGCACAGACCACGCAGAATCGATGGGCGCGCCCGTACCCGTAGCGCACAGCGTTAACCCGCTCTTCTCGCCTTCTAGCGTGAATGTGCCGCCCGCGTCGTAGTCGTCGGGCGTGTAGCTGAATGCCGCGATTCGACCATTGAACACGCCAGTCCCGTCGATGCCGTCGGGCGCGAAGTAGACCACCGCGTCGCCCGAGGCGTCCACTGTGACCGTTCCACTGACTATCCGCGCATCACTGCTCATCCTGCACTTCCGAAGGGCACAACCGCGACAACCCATGTGCCCGTTTTCGTCGCTCCACCCGCTGCGATCACCAGCTTGATCCGCTCGCGAACGACCGGCATCGGCTGCGTCGGACCCGTGCTGGCAACGCCAGCGGGCGTAACTGGAACAACGCGAGGTGCAACCGTGAAATTGGCGGCGAGGCTTACGCCGGTCCCATTGGTTAGGTAGGTGATGCCGGACTTCTCGCCGCTCATCACAAACGTGCCCGCAGCGTCGTAGTCGCCGACGGCGCAGGAGACGGCCGCTAGGTATCCGTTTAGCACTGTCGCACCGGCTACGCTGTCCGGGCTGAAATAAGCCGTCGCGGCCCCATCAGCGTCCGTGGCTACCGATTTACTGATTACGTGTGCATCGCTTGGGAGCATGGTTGTTACTCCACGATTGGGTTCTTTCTCGGCCTGCCGCGCTTACGCTTGGACGGCCCGGGATTGCTTGTCTTCGCCGGTGGAACCTCGTCCGCCCGGCCTGTGACGTAGTTATGGCACTTCTGCCGACGAATCAGCGTGCGGGCCATGCCGTCGGGCAAGTCCGCCACGGCACCGGGCCGGAAGTGATGCCATTGATGTTGGAATACCACTCTCATCGTTTGCACTCCGCCGGGATTCCGCCCGCGAGGAATTCTTCGAGCGTCTGCATGATCGGTTTCGAGAGGTCTTCGCCGGGCCACAAGACCACCTCGCACATATGGCCGACCATCACGCGATTCGCCAGGAACACCGTGTTCCCCGCCTCTTCCCACTTGGTCCAGAAGGACATGTCCGCGTCTTGCTGGCCGTTCCGCCATCTGCCCTCCGTCTTGTTCGGCCTCGGCTCCATCCACGGGCGCGGCAGCGCCCGCAACTTCTCGGCGCGGAATACCGTCAGCCCGAAGTGCGCGGTCCTAATCTGCGTCATGAGCCGTTGGAACTCTGCCCGATAGGTACTTTCGCGAGCTTCGCCACTCGGCAGAGTCTTGGGCATTTGCACTAGGATTGTGTCGCTACGCCGCTTTTGTTGTACCGCGGTCACGCAATCGGCGGCCGGGTTGACTTCCAGCAACCGAAGCAACTCAAGCACATCCTCTCGCTTGAAGATCGTGTCGTAGTCGATTGTCAGCAGGTACTTGACGTCCGGGTTGGCAATCTTGTCCTCGATCTGTTCACTCAACACCTGATGCCAATACGCGCCTTGGCCGAGGTGCAGGTTGATATGCAGCGAACTTACCGCCGCAATGGCGCAGCCTGAATGCATCGTCGGGCCGAAGCGAGGCACGCTTTCGATTGCCACGATAGTTTTCGGATCGAACTTGACATCCGCCGAAGGCTTGAAGCCCTGCATGTTGAGCGAGACCGGCAGCGAACTGGTGTCCTTAATCTCCGGCTCGAACCGGCCAATCCGCGTTAGGCCACATTTAGCCATTAGCTCGAAGAGAAAATCGTAGTCGAAGACGGAGCCGTGATAATCGTGGTCATCGACGCCGGCACCCATCAGATAGTCCTGAATTCGGATCGGCACACCCTTGCTGTATTGCGTCATGATCCACTTCAGGTCTGGAACCGATAGCCGGATTCGCCCGCCGGGTTGCAGCTTCGATACCCAGTGTGCCAAGACTTCCGGAGCTTTCAGAAAATGGAAGTGCTCCAACAAATGCGAAGCGTAGATTTCCTCGCAAGAGGCGTCGGGAACTTCCAGCGGGAATGCGGTCTTCCCCTCCCTGAGGTCCACGCTGATATAGCCGTCCATTGGCCAGTCCCCGGCCCCAAGATTCAGCTTCAAGTTTTCGCCGCTTAAACATTCCATTCCACAACTGTCCTTTCTTCGTCGCTCTGGGCGGAGCGGGTGGCCGGTAGTGGTTCGAGCCACCCGCCCCTAGCCCCAGCGGCGAATTCACACGAGTGCCGTACTCACGGCACTATCCGATCACGAGCGTCGTAACGCCCATCTCCGTAGTCGTGTCGGCCACCGTTTCTCCACGATAGAGCGTGGCGACACAGCAGCCGATTACGGAGGCCGTGTCCGCGCCACGGACGAATGCCTTGATATAGCGCTCCTGGGCGTTCAGGTTCACCGACATCCGGATCGTGTGGCCGTCGGCGGTTACGCCGGACGGAATGACGAATCCGGCAGAAGTGGACGTCGCCGTCCCTCCGGTGAAGGCCACGATGTCCGTCCAGGCCGTGCTGGTAGACCCGCCCGCCAGCTTGATCGTGGTGTATGCGGTGGTGGCACCCTGTACGCCGAAGTGCCACTGGAACATTGCGGACTTGTAGCCGATGGTGTCCACCTGCCCGGTTACATCCGCGTTGGTAGTGAGCGCCCGCGGATAAATCACGAGCGCCGATTTGCAATTTTGTCCGTGAATCATTGCTTATTGCTCCTGTGTCCAGTGTCTCGCCGCTGGCACCGAAGCACTTGTTAGCTAGCTGCCATTTCCAGGACGATCATCGAGGCGCTGTCGCTTGACGTTCCGATGTCGTGGTAGTTGAAGTCAAATCGTTGCGTGCCGTACAAGGCCACCTGGCGGTTGTCCATGTAGGTGTACGGGTTGCTTTGGATGGTGAGGCCGCGCCGTTGGCCATACATGCACGACATGCGCATGTCGCCGAAGGCCAGCACATTTGTAGAGGCCAGGGTGGTAAGCGTGCCCGATAGCACGTTGACCAAGACCACGGGATACCCCAGGAACATCAGGCGGTTCGCGCCGTCCTGGATGTTCGACGGCAAAGTGCCGCCCGCCGCGAGGTCGAGGCGCTGCATGGAGTTCGCGTAGCACTCCGGAGAAACGAACCACTTGGGCTGAATGCCGGGATAGCGCTTCAGCTTGCCGATACATGCGAGGTAGTCGTCAACGTCGAGCGTGCCATACGTGATGTTGCCGCTCGCGGCCTGATGGATAGAACCCGCGGCCGTCTTGCTGAGAATGCCGTAGATGCGATGGTAGGTCGTGTAAGCGCCGGTGCCGTTGAACCCGCAGTTGTCCTCGGCGTAGGCCAAGGCCGCGGCCATCTCTCGGCCGACTTCATCGGCTAGGTTAATGACCGAATCCTCGTTCAGTTCGTTGGAGTAGCGGGTTTGCACCTGGAAGGTTTTGGCAACCAGGGTGATCGCGTCCCACGACATATCGGTGGACGTGCCCGCGCTGCCCTCTCCGACGGGATACGCGGTAAGACCTCCGGTCCGTCGCGGAACGATCTTGGTATCCGACGCCATCGGAACAGTCTTGGCGTTTGCACGGATAACGCCGTATTCCTCTTGCAGGTTGATGATGTTCGACTCGAACTCGTCGGTTACCAGGAATCCGCCCGCCGTGTTCGTGCCTTCGCTCATGGCGGCTTGCCGAATGACGATGCCGTTTTCGCGGCACCACTTCGCGGCGCTCTCGCTGCCGAACAGTGCGGCCTGGCACCACTTGCCGCTCTTGTAGGCTTCCTCAGCAGCGTTCGCGCCCTTGAAGCACACGAGGTTTTTCGGTGCCCGCGGAATCGCAAACACCTTATCCTTCGGGTTGGTGGCGCTGCTCGGTTGGCTCCGGGCGGGAATCGCATCGCGGCTCTTCGCGTCCGCGTCGGCGATACCGTCGAAGCTTTGCGAGGCTGCCACGAGCTTGTCACGCTCGGACGACGCAGCCTTGACGTCATCTGCGGCCTGGGTGAGCTGGATCACCTCCTCATCGGTGGGGTCACGGTTTTCAGTCTTGATCTTTTCCTGTAGGTCTTTAGCCCACTTGGCGCGCTCGGCAATCTTGTCCGAAAGCGCCTTGAGTTTTTCGGCAAACATTTGGTAGTCCCCAGCTATCTGTTTCCAGACAGCGAGACTGCCACTACCTAGGTTTGAAACTCTTGGGCGGTTACGACCGCCGCAGATATGCCCTAACGAGGGATATCTCTATTCGCCGCTTCGAGTCTAGAAGCTTGTCGAGTTACGTCAAGCATTTGTTTGCAGTCGGGCCAGGGCAATATCGGCCATCGCCCGGCGCACTTTTCCGGCGTTCTTTCCCTTCGCCTGGATTCGCTCGACGACATCGTCCAGTGTTCCAATCTTGTCGATCATGCCGACGGCCAGAGCTTCTTTCGCCGAGAACACGAGCCCTCCGCCGAAGGTCTTTTCCACGGTCGAACGATCCATACCGCGGTTTCGGGCCACGGCTTTGAGGAACTCACCGTAGATTGCGTCGGATTCGGCCTGTAATCGCTGGCGGTCCTCGTCGGATAGCGGCTCATATGGGTTGGCGTAGGCTTTCTTCGGCCCGCTGGTAATGATTGTCGGCTTGATGCCGGCAGTTTTTAGGGCCTCCGAATAGTCCACATGCATAGAGACAACTCCAATGCTGCCGACTTCGCCGGACGGGACGGCGTACACCTTATCTGCCGCCGATCCGATCCAGTAGACCGCCGACGCCATCACCGGATGGGCTATGGCGTATATGGGCTTCTTGCCCCGCGCGTCGTAGATCGCCTGCGAGGCCTCCGCCGTGCCCCAGGCTACGCCCCCGGGCGAGTCGATATCCAGGATGATCGCCTTGACGGCGGAGTCCGACACGGCCGCCTGGAACGTCTCTACTAGCTCTTCCGTGATGGTCCAGCCCCACGCACCGTAAAGCATCGTTGATTGCCTTGTTACCAACGGCCCATAGACGCCGATCACGGCCACGCCGTCGGATACGCGGGCTTGCCCGCCATAGCGGAGCTGCTGGCCGGCAGGCATGTAGGCTGAGAGTAGGCGCACATCGATTGCCTGCACCTGTACGTCGGCTTCGGTAATTTTCGGGATCATGATTTTGTGCGCTCCAGTAGCAGGGCGATATTCGATAACGCGGTGTCCATCTTGCATTCGAGAATCTCACAGCGCTGCTTGGTGGATTCGGAAGTCGTCTCGATCCTGCTGATTCGAGACTCGAAATCCTTAATGACGATTGCCGGGTCTCCCACATTTTTGCGTTTCATCGAGATTACGGCCAGCGAATGAGCCTTATCCACGATGATTGCGAGCAGGGCGACGACTCCGCCCCACTGCATCCACTCGCCGACTACAATCGTTGACAGAATCATTTTATGGCATCCGATGAAGAATCTTCCTTCCTCTGCTTGGTGTTAGCCACGAGCTTGGCGACGCAGAGAATCATCTCGTCCATCTTCTTGTCGACACGATGCAGTAATTCCTTATTTTCGTTGGTTATCGCTTCCACCTGCGAGAGCCGCTTCTCGTGGTCGCGATAAATCGTCTTTCCGCCGAAGCATTCGGAGCCTGTGGGATTTGCGCTCCCGTTGCCGTTCATGCGGTAGCGGACGACTTGGAAAGACTTCTCGACGACGATAGCCGCGAGTGCAACTGCGCCGCCGTATTGGAAGAGTTGCTCGACCATTACGTCCCCACCCCTGGGTTGTTTAGTATTTCGATGATTGCGTTTACGCGCTGGTCTACTGTGGAAGCCTCCGCGTATCCGCGCATGATTTCGTCCAGTACCCGCTGCGTGGTCCTCTCCTTTCCGAGTGTTCGCAAGAGCAGAACGATTGCGGCCTCGGCTCGGATTCGATGTGCCGACTCGAAGCCGTCACGCCCCGCTCCGCCCCCTCGATCCCGTTCCTTTTCCTCGATCTTTTCAAGTCGCGACACAATCTCGGTCGCCCATGCGCGGGCCATCGCCTCCGTGCCGCCGTCGCTCGACGCGGCCCCCTGTTGGCGACCCGACGGCAGAGTGCCCACGGGCACGAGATCGCCGGATACCAGATACTCCGTACCCTTTCCATCGGGCACGGGGTTTTCGTTGTCGAGCGCTCGCCACTCGTCCGCGTTGATGATTCCGTTGCGCCGCTTCACTTGCAGAACCTCGGATCGCGTCTTTGCGTCCACCCGCAATAGTGCGTCGAGCTTGAACTCGTAGAAGTACGTGCTGCGCTCGTCCGGTGTCAGTAGCTTAGCATTGCATTCCTCTTCGATTGTCGTTACCCAGGGCAGGCGGCAGTCCTGGTCATGCTCGATGCCCACCTGCTCCATGTTGCCCCAGGTGGCACGGCCGTAGTCGAAGAGCTTGAATGGGTTAACGCCGAACCAGCGAGCGATCTCCGTGACCGAGAATTGCCGGGTCTCAAGGAATTGGGCGTCGTCGTTCGGCATTGAGAACGGCTTGAGCGTGACGCCCTCTTCAAGGATTCCGACTCCGCCGCTATTCTCTCCGCCGTATGTGCGTATCCAACTTTGGCGCAGGTTTTCGCGGGCCTTGTCGGTAAGTTCTCCCGGATGCTCTAGGACTACGCTGGGTTGGGCATTATTCTTGAAGAATCGCGAGCCGTAGCCCTCAGCGTCAATTGCCAGCCCCAGGCTTTGCCGCGCCCTCGCAATGACACTGATTGCGTTGATACCGTCCAGAGAGAACTTGAAAACGTTGATTACGTTCTCGTCGGGGATTCGCACGAGCGACTTATTGTCTGCCAACACCTCATGATAGATGGTGCGGCCTTCGGTTTTCGTGATCACGCGGCTTGGGTGGATCGGCCACAGGGCCACTGGCGAGCCGCTGAAGTCTCGCTGGATTTCGGCACGGCCGGAGCCCCAGAGTAGCGCCCAGGTCATCATCAGGCGGAAGAACCGCGACGGAGTTAGCGTCGTCATCGTCGGATTAGGCTGATCGTGGAGCAGGGAGTAGAGCGGGTTCGCGCGATCAACGATCTTCCCATCATCGAGCCGCGCATAGAACATCATCGGCAGCACGGCGATTCCGTCTGAGATTACGTCGACAGCACGAGACACGGCCGAGAGCTTCAGGGCCGTTTCCTCACTCACATACGTGTCGCCGTAGGCCGCTACCGCATCCCTGATGATGCGTTCCAGCGGCGTAAGATTTGCTGTTTCCGATTTGGATGATGCCGACTTGCGCCGGGCTTTAACGCGCTTAGCGCGTTTCGGTCGTCCCATCCAGACTCCACAGTGTCACCAACACGACACTATAAGATAGATTGCCGCAGGGCGGCGCAATCGGACGCCAATCTCCGTTCTTTCTGCTCCCACAATTGCATACGAAGGATTGCCCTGTCTCCGCAAGGTGTCATGTTCGGATTAGACCGCATCGACGCGATACACTTCCGAATCGACGCTGGGCATCCGCATGACTCCCAGCCCCAGCTTTCGGGCGGAAGTACGGTAATCCATTCGCGGGCCGTCATCGTCAAGCCCTCTGTAACAGGACAGATGTCTAGCAAGTGGTCGATCTCGCCGTTCGTTATGTCGTGAACGTCTGTCATACGCATGACACCAATACGAGGACCGCGGCTATTGCCGCCAGGATCAGGCGGCGCATCACTGTACCAACTCGCTCGGCTGGGTCGTGGTCGGCTGCGTTGTCGCGACGGGTGCCGTCGTTGTGGAGGCTCCGCTCGCTAATTTGGCCGAGACCCCAGCACCAACCGCCTGCATGAACGTATTGAGCGGTTCCATCGCGGCGATGGTAATCGCCTCAACCTGCTTGAGCTGCTCTACGTTCGCCAATCGCGGATTACTGGCGTTGTCGATTAACTCCAGGTCTTTGACGCTCATCTTGGAGCCGTCTTTGCTCTCGGCCAATAACTCCGCAACCTTGATGGTCACATCCTTCGAGTTGTGAACGTAGAGCTTGCGCGCGATCGGATCGATCTCGATCAGGGTTTCGGGTTTCGCTTGCGACCACAGCGGCGCTACTCCCGGCTGGCATCCGCCCAGAACGATCAGCACCAACACCGGACACATGGTTTTCATTTCTCTTCCCCGCTTTTCGTGCCGGAGCCAATCGCCAAGCGCATGGCCGCGCCGGTTAGGCCCGCGATGAACGTACCCGCGGCTACGTACTGCTGCTCGGTGAACCAAGTCGCCGAGCCGTCAAGGATTAGGTCCAAACTCCAACAAGCGCCGATCAGGCTGAGTAGTAGGCTGCCTATCAGGGTTTTCTTGCCCTGCAACCACACCATTTGTTCCGCCTTTCTCGCCGCCGCTGTAGTAGGTGCCCGCGAAATGGAAATGCAGCGTGCATCCGCCGATCAAAACGCACAGCAAGAATGCGGCTAGGCATTTCATCGGGAAAGTATTTCCAATCCTCGCCGCTCGTAGATGCTCGTCTTGGCCGTTTTTTGATTTGCCAACATGCGGGCCACGGCCATGACGCTTGAAACTACTCCGTCGATTTTCCGACGACTGCTGGCCTTGTCAAGCTTTATATTCCCCGCCGGGTCCGTCTGCGTGACGGCATTTGACGCCATCCACCGCATGACGGGGTTCGCTCCGGCATACAAGAGTACCGATTTGACGAGCCTCTGGAACGACTGACACGCGGGCGACATTGACACATAGCCTTGGCGGAATTCGACCGTGGAGTAGCCCAGCGTAGAGAGGGCGTCCGCCAGCATTTCGGCCCGCCACGGGTCGTAGGCTATCTCTTTGGGCTTTCCTACGACGGCGATATAGTCCTCAATCCACTTCTGGATTAGCCGCCAATCGACCGTAGGGCCTGGAATGACGATATACCATCCGTCGCGCACCCATTCGGGGTATGGCACCTGATCGGTCTCGGCATGGCGTACTATGCTGTCCTGGGGCAGGAAAAACTGCGTCCTGAGTGCGATTTTTCCTCCGCCGATGTCAAACGCGGAGGCTACAGCCGTTGAGTCATCGACCATAGACAAGTCGACGGCCATGCAATACGGCTTTCCGATCAGTTCGGGGTCCGGAACGTCAAGGGCTTGGCACTTTTTCCATTCTTCGGGATAGATCAGCGGTTGGCGCGTCTCGCCACTCACCCACTGGTTGAGCCTGTAGCGGCGGAAAACGGACATTTTCGACGGGAAGGCCTTGGCTTCTTCGTACTCGTTTCGCAGTTCTGCCGTATTTATGGTGATGCCAAGGCTGGGGTTGGCCTTTTTCCAGGTGGCCTCGCTTCCGGCGTCGTCCTCGGGATCGGCTTCGGCGATGTACACGTGCATCTGCGTGTTGGGGATCGTCCCGGCCTGCACGGCCTTTGCCAGCTCGTACTGCTCGTAGCCGATGCCGTCCAGGTCGCTACCGGCCGTCGAAATGACGATGATGAGCGGTTGGCTTCGGGCGGCACCGGCGTAGCGTAGGGCGTTCCATAGCTTTCGCCCGGAAACGCCCCAGGCATGAAGCTCGTCCACGATGATCATGCTGGCGTTTAGGCCCTCGTTGCTACCGGCGTCGGCCGAGATCGCCTCGTAGCGAGCGTCGAGCCAGCGGTGCCGGATTAGTTTCCTGGACGGGACAAGCTCGAGGTGCTTGCGTAGGGCGGGGCTGTAGCCGATGCCCGCCTCCATTTTCTCATAGATGAAGGCGGCCTGGTCACGCTTGCAGGCGGCGGAATAGACGCGGGCTGCTGGCTCGTGGTCCCCGATCAGGCCGTAGGCTGAGACCCACGAGCATAGGGCGGTTTTGCCGTTCTTCTTCGCCATCGACCAGTAGGCATGGCGGAATCGGCGGAGGCCGGTTGACTTGTGAACCCATCCGAAAACAGGCTCGATCAGCTTTTCTCGCTGCCAGTCCAATAGCTTGAAGGGCTGTCCCGCAAAGACGCCCTCATAGTGGCGGCCGAAACGCTCGATGAAGGCTACAACGCGATCCGCGCTCGCCTGATCGAAGACGTAGCCCTCCTTTACGGCTCGTTCGTCTTGCTCGTTTTCGATGTGCTGCGCGGCTTTGCCTGCGCGGCGGCGTGCTATAGTGGCCTAGTCTGCCTCGCATAGTAGCGGAGCGTGGCGGGCTGGGCCTCGGCTCCACGCTTGAAATACCAATCGCGAGGGTCTTTGAACGGGAACGGCATGGTCAAGATGCGGACGATTCGGCCGGGGCGTTTCAATCTCAGGCCCAGAACGAGCGCCCCCTTGAGGCCCGGCTCGTCATTGTCGGCGATGATATTGATATCGACTTTGCCGGGGATCGGGGACGCCCACAAGACCGTCATGTCAACGGCGCTCTGGCAGGACGGACGCCCAATGACGTCCAGGCCGAGTGCGGCAAGCGTGGCGCAATCGGTAGGCCCCTCCACGATCCAGGTCGTCTGTTGAACCCAATCGCGATCCTGCGGGATAAACAGCCCCTCGTGTCCGCCGGCCAGGCTTAGTTTTCGTCCAGAAGGCAACCGACGGCGGAATCCGACAATCGCTCCGGTGGCGTCCCTCATGGGAAATGTCCAGGCTTCTCCGTCCCAGCCGCAGCAGACGGCTTGCAGGCTCGACGGAGGAAGGCCCAGTATCGATGCCAATTCCATAACCTTGCCGGTGAGCAGGACCGTCCGTTCGTAGCGATCCGACAACACGGCCAGGTCGTCCTGCGTGTACTTCGCTTGTGGCGTAGTCTGGACATGGATCGGGGCGACGGGTCCGCGTACTCTGGAATCCATCCGGTGCAGCCATCCGCCGTTAGCGAGCGGCCTGTCGGATTCAATCCTCATGCAGCAAGAAGCGCCGCCGTCCGGCGATACGGTACACCAGTCGGGCTTACCGCAGATCGCACACGGGCTACGCTTGCTTACTCTGGCCCAGGCTAATTTCATTTTGGTACCATTCGATTGTTTTGCGGAGTCCGTCCAGAGTGGGGGTACAATGCACCCAGTCGAAAAGGGCCCACGCATTAAAGCTGCTAACAGACCGATTGGCCTGCCCATCCGGCTTAGATGCATCCCAGACTATCTCGCCATTAAAGCCGACCAGCTTCTGAATCATGCCCGCCAAGTCGCGGATGGAAATAACCCGCTCGGAACTCATATTCACCGGCTCGCCGCTGTCATAGCGCTGCAATGCGTACACTATGCCCCTGGCACAATCCTCCGCGTACAGAAACTCACGCGTAGCGTTGCCTGTGCCCCACAATTCGACCGATTTGGCACCGCTCGCCTTAGCTTCCGCGAATTTACGGATCAACGCCGGGATTACGTGGCTCGTCTTCGGGTCGAAGTTGTCGCCTGGGCCGTACAGGTTCGCCGGGATCAGATAGATGCCGTTTAGGCCGTACTGCTCTCGGTACGCCTGCAACATGACCAGTAGGGCCTTCTTGGCGATGCCATACGGGGCGTTCGTTGCCTCGGGGTAGCCGTTCCAGAAGTCCTCTTCGCGGAATGGCGTTGGGCAATCACGGGGATAGGAGCAGACCGTGCCGACGACTAGGACCTTCTTCGCGTGCGCCAGCATGGCATAGTGGATCACGTTCAGGCCCATCTGCATATTGTCGTAGAAGAATCGGCCGGGCTCGGCCATGTTCGCGCCGATGCCACCGCACACCGCGGCGAGGTGGACCACGACGGACGGCTTGACCTGATCGAACCAGTCGTCTACTTGATCCTCGTCGCACAAGTCCAGTTCCTCGCGGGTTGGCGTTAGGAGTTCACCCTTAGCGTTCGGTGCGCCTACTCCCGCGAATTTCAACGCCTCGACGACATGCCGCCCCAAAAAGCCATGAGCCCCCGTTACCAAAATCCGTTCGCTCGCTAGGTCTATCGCCATGTTTTCGCCGCTCCTGTCAGCTAGCTATCCGTTCTCATACACCCGGCCCTTTGTCGGGGCGTCAAATGCGCATGCGGAGGTGGAGGCGTCCCAGGAGAACACGCCTCGCAAAACACCAGCTTTGTCAGTCGTTCAGCCTCTACGCGCATCGGCTCATCGCAGCGAGCGCAGTAGGCGCGGTAAAAGGCGCTGCCCGGAATGTGCAACTCTTCAGGGATAGAATCTAGATCGCCCACGCTACATCTTGCCATGAGGAGCGCGTAGGCCTCTCTTGTATCTAGCTTTCTCCCAGCCTTACGGGCTTCGTTGATGTAGTCGTTGATTTCCTTCAGAATGGCCACTTCACGAGTCTTTCTATCTCAAGAGTCTAGAAATAATTAAGACCCTTCTAGTAATAAGGATCTTTTCCGTAGGAGACATTTTCTATATTCGGAGGAGTCCATATCAGGTTCACTCCGGAAGGAACATTCCAGGGTAGGAAACGGATGGAAGCAGAGCCCCCCTACCCCCCAGTCGGTTCCGGACAATTTCCGTTGCCGATGAGGCAGGTAGGATGGGTTCGCTCCCGGTTTCCTTCGCTCCGCAGCCCGCGCCTGCCGTTATCTCCGGTGCGCTTCGGGCCGGGGACTTCGCTCGCTGTGAGGTCGCAGACCAATGGCGAGCGGTGATGGATGGGCGAGACCTTGGGAGGTCGCAGACCAATAGGGTCTCAACCCATCCAACATTCCTGGGGCGAGGTATCCGGTGTCAGCGAGTACGTGGGCCAACTTCGTATAGCGCGCCCCACGATTCGCCCGCGCGCTCATAACAACCCGCCGCGGCATCGAAGCCGCGCGCCCATCGGTGCCCAACCTGGACGGGTTCTGACAACAAGGAGAGCAACATGAACAAGAGGGAACGTGGGAATGCCGGATCGAGCATCGAAGCCCGCCGCGATGTGCAAGATTGATTCGGGCCGTTCGGAACTTGGAGGTGCTTGCTGTAGGAGTTTGCATCGCGTCCAACCTGATCCGGCGGCCTAGGTGTGCCGACGTTCTGTCCTGTGCCATGCGTGCGGCACTAACCTAGGTGAACATAGAAAAGGTACAACATCTTTTCCCGTTGTCAAGCGAAAGTTCTGCTTTCGGCCGGTCTTCGCCAGCCGTTTTCCTTCAGCGCCGTAATTCGCCTGCTCGCTTCCTCGAATGACAAATCCGCATCCCACCATCCCGCGCGGCGAAGGCAGGCACTTTGTTTGAACGTCGCCTTTTTCTCCTTCGCTCTTTTAATGAGTGTGTCAATTAGCTGCTTTGCCTTGAAAAATGACATTTTCTCGATGTCTGACTCTGGCACGCCGAACCGCTCGAGTAGATGAACCATTGCCTCCGTCGGCAACTTTCCACGGAACCACGCAGGCTCGCGGCGATTTTCTACGCGCAGCACATCGAACGGGTCAACATTCACGAACCGAGTCTTGACCCTGGCGGCGATATTTGCCCTCTGTTTTGCCGCAAGTTCTTTACGTCTCTGCATTTCCGCCGCAGCCGATTTCAATTCCTCGGTCATATTGACCGGCTTGCCGCGCCTGCGAGCCTCTACTGCGGCGAGTGCTACTACGTCCTCGTCGTAGATGCCGCCCAGGATGTCAGCGGTGCATATGAGCTTGTGCCGTCCAGAGTTACCACACAAATCGACGACTCGGAGAATTGGCTTGTGGCTTTCGGCAATTAATTGCCGCCTCGCCTCTCGCTCCATGCCGTCGGCGTTGAGCGAATCGGCGATTTCGTAGGCCGGACGCAGGCCGCGGCCGACCATTTGGGAATACAGTGCCCGCGACTTTGTGGGCCTAGCCATGACCACCCAGTCAATTCCGGGCAGGTCCACGCCCTCGGTGACTACGCCTACATTAATCAGAATTGGGCATTTGCGGTCACGGAACCGCATGAAAATAGCGTCCCGCTCGTCGTCCGGCGTCTTTCCGGTTACGTAGTTTGCCACTCCTTGCCGCCCCCGGTTACATATTTCGGCTAGGCGCTCCGCATGTTCCACGCCGGCGGCGAACACCAGAACGAGGCCGTCCTGCGATTCCGCCTCCAACGCGGCCCGGGCCACGCCCTGTAATGGCCGCTCGAACATGAGTTCTTGCTGCAGGTCCGCGCCGTTCAGGTCTCCGGCCGTCGTCCGCATGTTCGAGAAGTCCACCTGCACGTCGGCTGCGTACCGCTGCTCGATATCCACGAGCCAGCCGTCTTGTATGGCGTCCACGATGGAATAATCGTAGGCGACGTCAGAGAAAATGCGTCCCAAGGCTTTCTCGTCGGCCCGATCCGGCGTCGCCGTCACGCCCAGTACCTTGCACTTGGAGTGCTTGCGGAAATGGTCCACGATCTCCTGGTAGCTGGCCGCAACGGAGTGGTGGCATTCGTCGATCACGAGCAGGACGAATTCGTTGGGATCAAACCGCGTCATTCGGCGGCGGTCCTTCATGCCGCTAATCATCGTCTGGACCGAGGCGACTACCACCTTTGGCTTGCCGAAAATCGAGTTATGCTCGTTCACCCAAAGGCTAGCCCGCTCGATCTCCGGGGCAACCTCGCACATGCGCCGCACCTTCGCCGACGTCTGTGTCAGCAGCTCCTTCCGATGGGCTACGACCATGACCCGGCCATGCTGCAAAAAGCGGCGGATGATCTCTGCGAACACCACGGTCTTGCCCGTGCCCGTCGGCATGACGATCAGGCTTGAGTCATGCTCAGCTAGTGACACACAGGCCGAGTCGCAGGCTTGTAGCTGGTAGTCGCGGAGCTTCATTATTTTTCCCTAATCGCATGCCGAGCGTGGTTATTAAAAAGCATCGTGGCTCGCATTCCTTGCGTGGTTATTCAGCTGCTGACTGGCTCGCAATTTCGCAATGGTTCTTCAGGCTCATCATGGCTCGCACTCCACGCTTGGTTATTCAGGAGGCCCGTGGCTCGCAGAGCGACACTGGTTCTTCACTTGGTGCTGGGCTCGCACTGATTCTAAGGGTCTCATGCATAGGTTGGCTTTCTATCATCGACCGCGGGCTGATATTCTTCTCGTGCCCGAGGTATTCGACGGGATACGGCGGTCTCGTCGGCAGGCCCTCAAGCTCCCGCCACACCTGCCATAAATGCGACAGGAAAATCTTAACGGTGTGCCTCAATGCCCTCATGCGGATGTGACCGTCGCTGTATTTGTAATCGGTCTCGCCGTCTTCATCCGTCGTGGGCTTATCAGGCTTGGGATGTGCCGCTCGATCCCTTGCCTTGTATTCGTCGTACAGCTTCCGATATGGACCGCCCGCCTTCTCGAATGACACGGCCACAAGATAGCACACCTTCTTTAGATCAGGGTTCCAGTTCGAGCGCCGTCCTCTCGTGCGTCGCACGGCCACTCCGTCAACCACCTTGTAGCCCGCGTAGGCCCATAGGTGCGAAACCGTCGGGAAGTCACCTATCGGATCGATGTGCGCAATAAGCTGCGCCGCTAGGTTCTCTCCGATCCCTCGCACAAGAAACAACCAGTGTTTCCATAGCGGTGTATCTCGAATCAGCTTTCCGGCCCCGCGGATAATCTGCCCCTCTTGCTTTTCAAGCGGCTTGACGTGTTCTTCTGTGTAAGCGTCGATAATCTCTGGGTCGAATAGCTGCATGCGTAGCCCCGCCGCCAGCTGATTTGAGATTGCTATGCGGAGCTTCATTAGAAACTGGTACTGCCGGACGATCTTCAGCAGAGCTTGATTAGATTCCGTTCTGTTCCTAATCTTCTTCGGTATCTCTTTCTTTGTTCTCCGCCTCATGGTTATCCTTTCGTTCCATACGCAGATCGGAAGTGGTTATTCATGGTCTCAACGGCTCGCAAACGACGACTGGTTGTTCACGTCGGGAACGGCTCACATTCATACTCTGGGTCTTCACGCGAACCCTGGTTCGCAGACGACATTCGGTTGTTCATGTC